GCGACAACGATGTGCTCATGCACGTCCTTTTTCGGTGGCTCCGGCGGTGGCTCCAATGTTTCCTCGCCCGTCAGCGGGTCAAGCCCTTTACTCGTCAGCGCACTCGCTACCGCAGGGACCGGGACCGGGCTGATCTCCAAGAGTTCGACTTCCTCGCCTACCCGTAGAAGCGTATCGCCAAACTGCGCCTTTTCCTCTTCGTTTGGATCACGCGAGGCATGCGGGATAAACTGCACGCTGAACGCCCGCAAGACCTTTTCTTTGAACAGCGTGAAAATCTCCTGCGCGAATTTCGTGCTCGCAAACTTGGCCACGAACTTGAGTCCGCCGTCCACGATTTCAATACTGGTGATGTGCCCAATCGGTGGCGGCATATTCAGGCTGTGGCACCAGCACATCACTGGGTTCGCCTTGAAACGATCCAGCCATTTCTCAAATGCCGTGGGAAGCATCAGGTAACCACTGCGATCAACCTCTTTCACGCTGGCCCAGCCTTCCACAGTATGCGCCGTCGTATTCACACCGACCGCTTTGGCTTCAATGAACACCTTATTTCGCTTCACCATGTCCTCCGTAATAAAAAAAGGGCGGCTGCCCCGCCCCTGTTACAGGATCGAGTCAACCGCCCTCAGGCGTTTTTATCAGCTATCAGTTTTCAAATCGGCCCGCCTAATCGCTCGGTGCAGCAATCGCTTGGCCGACAACCAAAGCCTAAACTTTTACACTGCCATTGTCAACCCCCATGAATGTCGAACGCGTATGAAACACCTTGATCTCACAGTTTTCCAGCCTGGCCTGTCTTTTTGTGATGACAAGCTGGCCCTCGTGAGGAACCGAACGCCAGTGCGCAATGATCGCCCGCTCCTCATCACTCACAAACAGCGGGCGTGTGCCGCCGGGAGAGTACAGCGTCGCGTCACCGGGCAGCATAGCCACCATTGGCCGCCGCTGCAAGACCCGACAACACACGCGAGATCAATATGGCCTTTGCAAGCCGTGGCACAACCATTCCCGTGTGGTTCGGATGAAACTGAATCTTATTAGCCTCGTCAATCGGAATGTTCTGACTGTTGCACCCGTATTTCTGGCCAGGCCAGATACTGTTGTCCTCACAACCGATCACATCGCACACCTGCACGCCAAGACCTTTATAGACCGCTACGTTTGATTGATCCATGGCGCGAGCCGACTCGGTGCGCGCAATCAACTGTGAGCGGTGCTGCGCAAAGCGACCATGTTTCCAGTGCGCATCGAACACTCCACGGATACCAAAGTAGCCCTGATCAATCGCGCCATCCGCAATGGCCGTCGGGCTGAGTCCACGCCGAATGCCATCATCAAGTACCTCCCGTAGTTTTGCGCGTGTCGTTTCACTGACATGCGTTACCTTGGAAGCCAAGCGCTGAATGGGTCCATCGAATGACGGTGAGCCGGGTTCAAATGGAAGCGTATCCGACCCTGGCGTGTAGCCCAGTAGGCGGGCAGTGAAACCAAACTCTTCCTGTATCGTGGCCATGAATGAACGCTTCATGGTCTGCTGCCACAGCTTATCGTCCTGCACTGGATCGAAAATGTCATCTGCGGATTTCTTGCCATGCAGAAACCGCTCAATCGTGCGCTTGCCCTGCGCCAAGAAAAACTTCTGTATCGCAAGCCGCATTTTATGCGTCTGTACGCCATGCCGCATCCGGTAATGCCGCAAGAGCTTGCGCTGAAGCGGTGTGCCGCGAGGACCTACCAGTTTTCCTTCCACGCCATTCGTAGATTCATCCGGCGTGGGTGTCACGTCTGGCTGCTCCTCAATCGTAAACTGCCCCGGCGCAGCCGCAGGTTCCTCGCCAACTGCAAACAGCCCATTCTGAAAATATGTCTTGTCCATAGCAGGATTGCCTTCGATTCTCGGAAGCCCCGCATAGATCGTGCGGATATCATTTGGCGTAAGCGCACCCTGGTTGAAATATTGACCAGAAATCTGTGCATCCTCTACGCTATCCTCTTGAATTAACTCCTCAAACTCAAACTTCAGTGCGCCGAATAATTTCACAATGAGCGTGAAGGAACCATTCAACCGCTTGAGCAATGGCTGGATTGTGCCACGCTCAAAGAGCCACTTCTGTACAAATGCAGTCGCCCGGTTACTACCCTCCGTGATCCCCGCCTGAAGCGGTTGCAATCCCCAAATCCCCATAATCCCCTCACGGTTCGCCTTCCGCGTTTGAATAAAGCTGGATTCTCTCGGCGTCGTACCTGCTGGCTTCCACTTCAAGCCTTCCTCCAAAACCGCCACCTTGTGCGCCTTGCGAAATCCGCTATGTTCCTCCTGCCACGACTCCTTCAAATGCCGCAGCGTGTCGTCATGAAGACGTCCTTCAACTTCAAGCACGCTTCCCGGTGAGGCGTCGTTCGCCCAAAACCGCGCCATGTACTCGGCGGCTGCAATATCAGAATCATAGAGGCGTTCAGCAACTCCAACCCGTCCCAACCCAAAGTATGGGTCCATCGGATTGCCAAACCGTATATGCACAATCTCTTTGATCTGGAATTTCTCTGGCTTCCCACTACCCGCGGAATATTCATAGTGCTTAATGAACGTCACTGGATCAGGAATAATCTTAATGCGGTCTGGACGAAGCAACCATAGTTGCGCAGGGATCGTCCCGCCTGCCACGCTCGGACGTTTCCAAATAAAAGCGTTCCCAGTGAGCAGCCAGTGGCCGATGAGCTCCTCAATGAAGTTTTCCCACGTCTGAAGTGGGTTGGGATTTTTAAACAGCGTGACAGCGGGATGGGTTTTCTCAACATCCTCATCGGTCTCATCGACCTTGATCTTCCAGCCGTTGAACATAATCGCGTCGGTGATCCGTATGAGCGCCACGGCAACCCACTCGTTTTTGAGCAGGCTCTTGAGATAGCTGTTGTAGTCGGCCGCCCTCGTCTGGACTTGACGCTCCGAGGACGCGAACAGATTGAAACTGCTGCCTTCGTCCTGCCGGACCTCAGAGATACCGCACAGTCGGCGTGCTAACTTTTGCAGGCTGCTTTTCAGGCTCATTGGTTTCTACTTTTCTCCTCGTATCCATGAACGTCACTCGCGGCTGTCGGATTCCATATATCCGCAGGAGCGTCGTCGAAACCGAATCATCATGCTCTCCGCTCGGTGCCTGGTAGGTGTAGACCAGCCCCGATGCGGACCGCTGCCGTTCAAATATTTTGTGCTCGTCGATATACACAGCATAAATCTCACCACAAGACTTGTCAATCAGTTCGATCTGTCCATGCGCCAGCATCGTCGTTGCGGTATTTACAAGCTCCCCTTTGAGGGTGTTGTCCCATTGCACGCCCGTAACAAACGGCATGACGATCTGGCTTTTGCCATCCTTCTGTTCGGCTTGCAACTTGCGCCGAAGCACATCAATTTCTTCCTCAATCATCTCCCCGACTGGGACGCCGACCCCCCTCCGGTCGAATACAATATCGGCCATGTTATATCGCTCCACCAGCCCCACCACCTTCTGCGCTTGCCAGCGGTAGCCGGTCTGCTGCCAGCGCTCACACCAGACCACGCGGTAGCCGCGCCACAGGGTCGCCCATCCATAATCATTCGCATCCGCAGGATCGTAGGTAAGAATGTATCGCTCGCCCTTGATGGGAGCCTCTGGTCTCGCCTTCGCACACGTGTCGAGCCCCTGGAATATCTTCGCCTCGCCCTCAGCCTCCTCGCATTCGAAATCGCGCAGGTAAAGCCAAAGCGGAATGTCGGCTTTCGCCATCGAAATATCCTCGTCTGATACCAGCCCCGCTTCGGCCGTTTTCACCTGAATAAAATCCCATTTGCCATGCCGGCGGCTGAGGCCCCACTTCCTCACCATCTCCCATAGCGCCCCGGTCCGATTTGACAAGAGCACAACGCGCTTGGCTTTAAGCATTCGCACCCGAAGCAGATTCCACGCAGTGCGCGTCATCTTGCCTACCTCATCGACCCAGAGCCGATCTGGATGGTACGCCGCAATGGCCCGAAGGTTTTTCATGGTCACACCGTGCAGGGTTGACCCCTTCGGCGTGCGCGCAAAACAGTGCGGGGTCTGCAACGTGAGGGCACCGGCGTGGATCGCTGCGGGACGAAACTCCTCCCAAAACCGTCGAATATGCCAATCCTCTGGTGCTGGCCACCAGGTTGTCGAGCCTGGATAGCGATACATTTCCTCCAGACAGGTGGCCGCGCCAAATGAAGTCTTGCCAGTGTAGACGCCGCCCTCAACGACGAGGTACGGCCTCCGCGACAATTTCTTACGCGCCTCCACCATCCAGGGCAGAAGATGGTAAGTAATTATCGGCTTCGTTTCTTTTGTGGTTTCTTCCTGCTCCGCGGTATCGGCTCGTTCCACCGGAACTCCGGCTCTGTCATTCTTGGGGGCTGGAGCGGCTGGCCTCCCGTAAGAATCTTCGTAACTTCCAACATGGCGGATTGCCCCACGCTTACTACCCTGGCCGCCGCAGCAGTATCCTCAGCGGGCAACTCTGGCGGTAAAAGTTTAGTGGGATCATCTTTGTTGGTTCGTGGAAGCAGTTGCCTTGACGCATAGGCATGTAGTGCCTTCCCCACGGTAAATAGGGTGGCAAGCTCGCGAGCCAGATTAATACCGTATTGCCTGTCAGCCTGTGCACTCGCGTGACCCTGAATCATCCGCCAAGAATCCGCTAGCCGTTCGCCTATCTTTCGTGATGCCGTTTTAACATTCAACCCGCGTGCGCGGTAAAAATCCATCACCCCCAGCAGCGGATTCGCCGTCTTCATGGCCCTCCAGGCCATCACCTCCGCTTCCCAATTAATACGCGCCTTAGGCATGTCTCACGTGTTCGTGATGGTTACTGAGGAAGCAACTAACACAGGCCTGCCGCGCTTCGCCATCGCGGGCAGATTATACCACTAGTCGCGCTTTTGTTTCACGTAGCACAATCTTATGGCTTCCACCAGTCAATATAACGCCTGAACTTATCTTCTGGGATCAA